TGAATGGTTACGATGTATGGTGATTTTATTCCTGTTTCATTTTCTTTTTCATCTTTATCTTCAAAACCAGGTAAGTCTAATAGAACATGAAACTCTAGTATTTGATGTTGTTCCATACTACCGGTTGTTTTTTGTGTGCCTTCTAATTTTCGTTGTGCTTCTTTTAAATCTTTTTCATCTAATTGATATGGTTCTAATTCTACATCCTTATAGAATCCTGATACTTGATGTTTACGCAAATCATTATTCATCATTTTAATTACATGAGTAACGCGTTCACATGAATCTAAGTCTGTTGCCAGATAAGGAACAACAAGATCTTCACTTGGAATAAATTTTGAAACAGCTCTTTTTAAATTTTGATCATAATATATTTTTTTAAATGAAGAACCAGACAGTGGTAAGTAAAATAACATTTGATCAAGTTCTGGGTCAAACTCTTCCATAACATGGGTTATTTGATAATTCATAAAATCTTTTACTCTTTCACTCTGAGCAGTTGTATCATCAGTCTTTTCTCCAATAACCTGCGTTCTAACAGGTCCACCTGACGGTAATAATTCTTTATAAGCTTGAGCTTGAAATTGTGTAATTGATTCTGCGAGTAGTGGATGAGATACACCAGATGCTCCTTGAAATGGTTGAGATCTATCTTCCATTTTAAATCCAAGTAGATCTAATCCTTTAATATAAGTTTGTTCCCAATCTGCTCTTGATTCTCTGTCTATTTGATACTGACCAATTAACTCTGAAGACAGGTGTGCTAATTCGCCGTCATCCATTTCTTCTGCAATATTTTTTGTAAATTCCGGAGACCCGTGAGCCATGCTTCCTGGTGGATTAAAATCGATTAGTGCTCCGCCTTCCTCATCAAAGGTAACGGATGTTGGATCCATTGTTGTTGGTTGTTGTAGTTCTACGTCTACGGGTGATGATTCAACATCAAACCCCGGGAACATTGGACTATTTTTATCTACAGGCATTTAAGTAATTCCTTAAATGTGTGAGTGGTGTAAAAACGGTTTTTACTGATTTAATCATTGTTCCTCTTCTTTGAATTCGTAATTTGTTTGACAAACAGTATACCACTTATGCTTGTTTAGTAAATTAATATTTTTCAAGTATTCTTCCTCGCTCATGTGACATGACTCGTAGTCGTCCGGTGCGTAATATATGGTTACATATACCCATTTAGTAGTATTCTCTCCTTCCTTCTCTTTCCAAGGGTTCATCAATATAATCCTCCGGGTGTTCCACAAATCCACCCTGTCTAAATCTCATTAGCGCCTGCACCGTTGAATCGACTAAATCGTCATGTTCTCCAAATGGAAATGCCGCGCATTCCTCAACAACATCCTCGGTCCATCGTTCATCGGGTCTCCACACTTGTCCAGATTCGAATAAAGGTGCGACAGAATTTACTCTCGTGTGTTTATCGTTTCCTCTGCTTGGTGTAAAGTTAATAACCGGTATGCCCATCTTACGAAGTTCCTGCGATAACGGCATACCTGATGCTTTCGCTTCTATTAATGTAATCTCTGGTTCCCAATATGTAAACTGCTCATAAGCAATTCTTTTTAATTCCGGAAATTCCCATCTTCCTTTCTTCATATCAAGAAGCATTAAGCTTGCACCCGCATGTTCATTTGGATAAAATACTCCCCATGTAGTAATTGCAGAGTAATCCGCGGTCTCTGATTTACCGTATGCCGTGTCATAGCTTTGAATCACGTAATGAAGCTTTGGTATTTCTTTTTTAGGCCACACTTTCCACCATTCACGCTTAAGAATGGAGCCTTCTTCTGCTGTAGGGTTCTGTTGGAACTGTGCATTCCATTTTGCAGCAGGAAGCGTTGCTTTTACTTTTTCTAATTCCTTTATGTCCCAGTATTCGGGCCACATGGATTTACCACTTTCCCAAATAGCAGGAAATTCTATAAGTTCCCACTTGTCAGCGTTCTTATCGCTCTGTGCTTTTATTAAAGCTCCTGTTAAATCCTTAACTGACCACCTTGTCATAACTAAAACGATGGCACCCCCTGGTTGAAGTCTTTGTCGTGGTCCAGATGTATACCATTCATAGACACTTTCCATACCGGTTGCCGATAAGGCATCTTGCTCTGAATGTGGATCATCAATAATTAATAAGTCAGCACCCCTACCTGTAATGGCACCGCCTACACCAGCTGCGAAGTACTCCCCACCGTGATTTGTGTGCCATCTACCAGCGGCTTTACTGTCCACGGCAATGCTTACTTTAGGAAAGACCTTTTTATATTCCTCAGAGTCTATTAGATTCTTCATCTTACGACCAAAGTTCACTGACAACTCGGATGTGTGTGTAGTTTGAATGAGTTTTTTAGTCGGACATTGGCCTATGATCCACGCAGGAAACAAATAAGATGCAAATTCCGACTTTGTATGACGTGGCGGCATATTCACAATAAGCCTTTTTAGCTTACCACTGGCTATCTGTTCCATCTTCTCTGCAATTATGCGGTGATGGGTGCCCTCTATGAATCCGGGCCACATTTTTTTTACAAAAGGTAGAAACTTCTTTTGAGCCTCTCCGCTTTTCTTTCGGTCCATAATCTGTAAGACCGTTTTGATATGCTCGGTTGAGGCATTATTTAAGAATGCTTTTGGATCAATTGGTTTAGTCGACATATGTTTGTATAAAACTTTATATAAAGGGTAAACGAGTTCCTTTAATAATAACAAATCAAGGGGTGGGGTTCAATAGAAATCCATATATAGTTGAAAAAATCTCAAGAGACTCCTTCAATTTAGAATGGTTCTAATTCGCAATCCATTATTAATTAATTATTAATTAATAAATTATCTCTATTTAGGCAACAATCTGCCACAATTCTACCACAATTCAAAAGCCTATGGAATTTGTTTAATTAAATCAGTAGCTTAGATTAAAAATAAATAGATTATATATTATGATATAAGATAAAAGTATGTTATATATTATAGTTATATAATATGTTAAATAATTAATATATTATTAAATGGTTTTAGAAACTGACCGCATAAACATATAGTAAGAGTTTCTTGATGGGCTTGATGCCTAGTAGCAATCAGTGGGTGCGATAGCAAGCACAATGAGCAATGGCTCACCTGCGAGAACACGCCAACGAACTGCATGTAAAATAGGGATAGCGGAAAAACTCAAACAAATAAAAACGATTAGGTTAGTTAAGAGTCTGATTATCAGATTCTTGCATTATTATATTTTCATCTCTGCGTCAACAGAGATAGGAAGGGTAGTAAATGTATGATCGATGATGATACCGAATTAATCACTAAAGAACAGTACGAACATTGTTTAAAAAACAAAGTCCGTTACAGCAGTTCTTCTAGGGATTGTTTAGGTGATGACTTTTACTTTGATAATTCTGGTCCGAATGGACAGCGTCCCGGCGGTCCGGATGATGCGTATAAGCGTTTCGGCTTTGAAAAGCCGGAAGGCTGGTGGTGTAAAGGTTAATTTCATCTAGCGGTATGAATTAGATTCGGGGTAAGCCGGAAACCTGGCAACAGAATTCCGGCAGACTTTTAACTAACCTAATCGCAACGATTAGGTTAGTTAAGAGTTAGATTATCTAGCTCTTGCGTATTACATGTAATCTTTTTATGAAGGTAATCTTATGTCTTTAAAAACATACGATGTCTTTATTAAACTCGGTAGCGATTATGAACAAGAGTTAGATAACATAAACTCGGAAAAAATCTCTGCTGAAAATGAAGATGAAGCCCAAGAAATTGCACAAAAAAAAACTGATAAAGTTTTTAATGGGCTTGATTGTTGTGATGTTTTTGTAGAAGAAGAAAAGAAAAAGTTAAGTTCTACAAAAAGATTTATCGCAGAACAATAAGATTAAGAGCCTGTTCACACCAGGCTCTTAACTAACCTAATCGCATCGATACCTTCAAGCAGTGGCCCAGGTATTATAAACCTTGAATGAAAGGCTTAGAATATGAGTATTATATTAAAACCTAAGGCCAAGAAGATTGTTGAAGTGAATTGGCAACTACCGAATGCTGATGACATTACCATGGATACAATCTATGACATGTTCGATCAAAAACCAGAGTGGATTTTGTATGCAATAAGACAAAAGATTTCTGCTTTGAAAGACCTTGAACATAAGTACAATGCTTGTGTATTTAGTGATCAAAGACCTTCTAAGGCTGGTAATGTTAAGACCAGGAATAATATGAAGGTCACTACTAAAATGATGGATGGCAGAAATTCTTGTAACTATGACCGTCTGGAGTCAAAGCATTTCGAAGCATATAACGACTGCGTTACTATTGGTAAATCTTATAAACAGATTTATCTAAGCCCGCTCAATGGTTATGATGATTTCATAACCAAACTAAAGAACGCTTAAGTTCTTGCCCTGGACCACTGCTTGAAGGTATTAATTATTAATAACTTCGCGTTATGTTTAACCTTTATGAATGGTGGTGTTTAAATGTCAGAAGATAAAAACGACACTCAATTTGCACAGCCAATTCGACTTGTTGAAGAAGGTCCTCGACTTATTACGTATCCTGTTGACCGAAGACCTTCCAGAGCAGAAAACATTATAGGTTCAGATTTTGAACTTGCTCTGGACACTCCCGAACTTAATGTTCTAAATCGTATTTCAATTCTATTGAAATACAATCGCAATTTAGACCAAGAGTTTGTTGAGAAATTACCATTGATGAGACTTCCAATTAAAATGGAATTATTTCATCAGCATTCTGATGGTAAAATAAGGGAACCTCATCTTCGATTGGTTCTTGTTTTTCCAGAGTTTGAAGAAGATAAATCTGGAAAGCTTACCGAAGATAAGAATGGTAAATATATATTCCATAAATTCAATGGATATAATTTTCCTGTTTTTGTCACTCTTGATGTTCCAACTACTTATGGTGAATTACTTGGACAATATGATTGCCATAGTGTTGTTGAAAATGGTGAAAAATCTTTATCAAAGTTTATTGATAAAGAAGTGTCAAAACATCATAAGGAATATAAGCATGAGATGTAATATTCCTTACAAGAAGTAACTAATACTATTAGACCAGGCAGAAATTATTCTGCCTGGTTGCGTTTAATCTTTTTATGAAAGGTATTCTTATGAGAATACAAATTATCTTAGTACTATGGACTATTATGACCATCCAGGTTGGACACCAGATATTTATTGGTGTTTCCGGTCTGACAGCTATGTGTATGATAATGGCTGGATACTTTGCAAGTTCTGCACTCTGGTGGTTCAAAGGTAAGTTTAAGGAATAACATTAGACCAGGCTACAGCAATGTGGCCTGGTCTTCTCTTTTTTTATTTGTTTGGAATACTATCATCAACAGCAAGCGTAATTTTTTTTTTGGATACTATCATCAACAACAAGCAAGTAGCATGGGCTGGGTGGGTAATCCCAACAGTCAAATAGCAACTGCTGGGATTTAAAGAAAATTAGTCAATAGATTTATGGTAGATAAGGTTTTCAAAATACCATTGGGTTTCTGCAAAAGCATTTCCGTCATAGATTGGCTTACTCCAACCAGTAATACTAGAGGAATCATAACGAGAATCTTTGCCGTGATGAGCAAAGATAATTGGAATATCTATGAACTCATACCCATTGAAATATTCCCTAGCAATTTCCTTAAAGGATTTTGCCTTGTCATCTTTAACCAACTCAATAAAGCGAAAGCCATAGCGTTCACTCAAATACTCATCTTCCCCAAAAGCACTATCAGAGCAGTCCTCAACTTCATAAAAATCATAATCACACTCATTAAACCACACACGAAACCCTAGCCCCTCATTTTCGTGTTCATCACAAGAAAATGAATTATATCTAGCAGTTATTGAAACATCAAAAAAATTAGGCACTTTTTTAAATCTCCTATGGGCAGAAAGACACACAACCTCATACATACACACTTTTTTGCCCTCTGCTGAATTACACACAGAACGGACATCGCCCAAAGACACACGAATAAATTTCGGCATTTTTAACTCCCAAAATAATATTAAATAATAATAAAATAATAACATACCCACAGATTAGCATATAATCCCATATAAAGCAAATTAAATAAGCCAATCTCTAAAATATAAGTGTTGCATTTTTGCAACACCCAATACCCGATACTTTTAAACAAGCGACAAGCATAATTTTTTTTTAAATGTAAATAAACAACAAGCATAATTTTTTTTTAAATGTAAATAAACAACAAGCATAATTTTTTTTTAAATGTAAATAAACAACAAGCAAAAAAGAATCTTGACATTAATATAAAATATACTATATTTGTAGTTACATTTTTAAGCCCTTCATAAAAGGAAAAACATAAGGGTGTTGCATTTTTGCAACACCCTTTTTTCTTGACTTTCTCTTGTAATTGGTTATCCTATATAATATATGAAAGGGGGAAAAATGAAACCTGCTGAATTAGACCAAGAAAGCGAACTACAACGACAAGTTGACGACATAGCCAAAGAACTAGACAAGGGCGAGGGTGCAAAATTCCTTGATGATGAACATTGCCTAGATATACAATATATCGTTGATAAGGATAAAAAGTATCTTGGCTCTCGTGTATTGGTTGCTTTCGGTGGTCCTAACATCTGGATAAATACACAAAAAAGAGAAGTTGAGGGCTACTGGTGGAATGAAAAAGCAGCTGCCCAGTATTATCACGATTCCGACGAATTAGATGAATTAGCCCAAGAATATTATGATTCTATTGGCTAATTAGACAAAGCCCAGACGCCGTATTTCTGGGCTTTTTTTATTAAACTGGGGGGATACTATCATCAACAGCAAGCACGAAAAAAATTTAAAAAATATAAGCCACAAGCAACAAGCACCTAAATCAACAGATCGGGATACTATCATTAAC